CCCGACACCTTGTCGATCAGCGAAGCGAAGGCTTCGCGGGGAGTGTCAAACCCATCATCGCTATTTCCAAAAAGGCCGTAAACTTCGTATTTGTCGTACTCTACATCCCCTAAGACCCCCTCCTTCATGCAATCCTCATCCGAAATATCCTGCAACCGTTCACACTTGATTCCGGTGATGCGGATTCGGTGCGGCATAAGGTCTGCACGGACAAACTCCTTGTTGCTCCACCCTGCAAGCTTAACAACATCATCTGTATGTTCTATTTTATACGCTTTGCATAGCCTATCATCATACTCTTGGCCGACGACAATATTTCTGACATAGAAATAGCTTTCCGCAATGGCAATGAATTCGCCGATCTTGTAGCGGGTTTTCACATGATGAATATCTACACCCTGAGTGGCGAATACGAGATATCCGTCGTCATAATAATACGAATCGGAATCAGTCACCATCTGTTGAAGATCGGAGTTAAATTCGATTCGTCTCGTCATGATCTTTCGACCCTCGATGACCGCCTGCGTCAAGCCGTAGCGGTCGTTGAACATAATCTTTTTCATCCGATATCTGATTTCCTTTATCT